CGAACTTAAGAGTTTTTCTGCACAAGCACTGCAAAATACGGCGGACCTCGAAATATGCAACGTTCTCGAGCCCAAAAGCCCTCCGGTCCCTCCAGGGGACCACCCGTTACCAGGCGCGTGTCCAGCGGCGGCAGTGACGTCATGGCGGGTGCGCGCACGTACGCCCGTAGCGTCGCCACCTCATCACGGTCCAGCGCGACGTCGGTACGCCACGGCGGTGATGTGTTCGAGGGAGTGGTAGGCCTTCCTCTTACTCTCTTCGAGTACAATTTCCCCCGTGCGCACGCCGGCCCGTTGCCCCCCAGTGACGTGTTTACGGATCCCGAGGGGGTGGCTTTCATGACCGGTCCACAGGGGCAGCGCCTCCGCGCGCAAGAGCATGGGTACGCACGGATCGTGCGACAGTACATCAACAGGGCCGTGCCATTGGCCGCCGCCAACGTCCTTGTCCTCGGCAGCGGCTCGTCCAAACAGCTCACCAACCTCCTCGGGCGTGGTGTCGCGACGGCAACCTTCGTTGATACCAGCGCACGCGCCCTGAGTACCCTGCGCTCTCACGTCGACGCACGTGGTCTACACGCCACCGTTGACGTCCATTACGTCAATGAGGATGCCTGGGACTTTGTTGGGTCTGTTGAGGGCGGTACGTACGACCTCATAATCATGGTTAAGTGCACTGGCCTCATACTGTCAAGTGGACCCAATCGCAGGGCCGTCGACCTCTTCGACATGCTCGTGGACGCCGCGCGCCCCGGTGCCTCGATAATCGTCGATCACCACGTTGCCTTTTCTCTCCCCGAGCAAGAGGGGAAGCCCATTGGTGACCTGTGTGGCCGCGGGGATTACGACGTAGCCACCATTGCCGGGCGGTACAGTGCCGACGTCGCGTACAACTGGTTCGTCGATCACCCCGACGCGTCCCTTGCCTCGACCTTCGTCCCCATCGCGCTTGAGCGTGGTGTCCAGACCTGGCAGGTGTTCCATTTCCGTGTTGCACACGAGACGGTCGTCACGACTGCGCGCGCGCTTTCCAGCAGGATACAAACCCCCCCTCGTGCCTTTGCATCTCCCCCAGTCAGCGATTTCGACAGTACCATCGATGCCATGATCCCTATCAACCACAAGGGCGTCAAAGTAATCCCCTCGTCTAAGGACGTACTTGCGCACGACGTTACTCGCGCTCGCCCGAAGATTGACGGACTTCCCGGTGTTATGGTTCTTGAGGGATCGTCTGCGCTCTTCCTTTCTCCCGTCGTCAAGCACGCCATTCCGCTCACGGCTGAGGTGTCGCCGCGTATGGTCGTCATGGCCGAACTCGTGCACGCTCGTGAGGGTGGATCTGTCTTCGTCGTTACCGGTGTAGTAGCCATCGGTACCGCGCGCGCCGACCCCAACAGCTTCATTACCCTCCAGCGCCTCGTTCCCGTCTTCGACAAGCTCCTCGCGGCCGGCATAGTCGCCAACTCTCCCGACCTCATGCGGGCCCTGCGCGGTGATGAACTGCAACTGCGTAGCGCCAGTGGACGGTCGCTCACCCTTCCGGTTGACGGCGTGTCGGTTGTTACCGGTGATACGGGCGGACGGTTTTTCAAGCCGCTCGCTATGTACACCGTCGACGCGAAGTCAGACGAGATCGGCGGACTCATAGCTGGGGCTGCTGCCATGTTGGGACTCGCTGAGCCGATGAACAGTAGGCCAGCCTCCGCCCCGGGCGTGCACGAGTACGCCTTCAATCCGGAGACCAGGGAGTGGGTAGCAACTCGCCTCCGACGAGACAAGACTTGGAGCGACACGCCTGGGGCAGTACTCCACACCGTCGTCTGCGCGCTGTCTGCGCACGCTTACGGGTTTACGGGAACCGTTCAGGACGTTGCCAAGAAAATCCTGGCTTAGCCGCATTATGCGGTGCTTAGTGTTCCGTGTTACGGGGGGACCAGTTCCCTCGGTAACACGAAATTTTTAA